CTCAACTACGTGAACAAATAGATGATTCATACCCAGATCGCCAGCGTAAAAGTGATGGATGGGTTGCTGACTATAATCATCAACGCAGAGGTAAAAGCGATCACATCCCAGACCCAAAAGCCGACTTTGTTGTTAGAGCAATTGACGTGGACGCTTGCCTTTCTGACGACAAAAGAACTTCAGCATATTTGGCAGATCAAATTCGACTCTACGCTAAACGTGAAGGACGTATTCATTATGTAATTCACTTGGGAATGATTGCTTCGCCAATCATGAACTATAAGTGGAGACGATACAGAGGATACAACTTACACAACCACCACATCCATATTTCATTCCGTAAAGATCAAGACAACAATTCAAAGTTTTTTTCAATACCACTACTAGGGGGAACCAATGAACAGTAAGTTATTAGCAGCAATTAATTCATACGGACGTAGCGCATTTGTTTGTTTAGCAACTGTCTACGTGACCAATCCGTCAGGTTCCTTTGATGACATTTGGAAAGCGTTTCTAGTTGCTTTTGCAGCACCTATTCTACGTGCGCTAAACCCAGACGATTCAGCCTTTGGTATCGGTAGCAAAGAGTAATGACAGCCCCTGAGTGGGCTGGCTTTGCTGCTGGAATTACCACGACATTAATTGGATTGCTCGCTGGCTTTCGCTGGCTAGTAAAAGGTTGGTTGAATGAACTTTTACCAAATGGGGGAAAAAGTCTAAAAGACCAAGTGACACGCCTTGAAAAAAGACTGGATGAACTCTTTATTGTCATTAGTGGGAAGTAGACTTTAATTATGGCTACCAAACGGAAACCAAGAAAGAAAGTCGCAAGGCGACGGCGCACCACAAAAGAACCGATCTTAGTAAAGATTGATTTTTGGGCTATCGCTGCTAAAGAGGTTTATGATGCTTGCCGTAGGGCTGGCATGGATGAGGGAACTGCACTTGCTTTTGCAATGGACAGATCATCTTATCCTGATTGGATAGTCGACCCGAAAGACCCAATCAAAAATCCTCTTGACGACTTTGATGAGGATGACGATTAGTATAAAGAAAATTGCGTTTATTAGTGACCTTCAGGCACCGTTTATAGATGAGCAGAGCGTCAAGGTCGTAGGAAAGTTTTTAAGGAAATGGAATCCTCACCGGACTATTCAAATCGGTGATGAGATCGATCTACCTCAATTAGGTGGATTCAATGCAGGAACAATAGATGAGATGGTTGGAAATCTTGATGACGATAGAAAATTTACGCAAGAGGTACTTCAATACCTTGGCGTTACCGACGTACTAGGAAGTAATCATGGAATTAGACTCTACCGATCAATCAAGAAAAGACTCCCCTCTTTCCTCAACTTACCCGAACTCCAGTATGAACGTTTTATGGGGTATGATAAACTCAAGATTAAATTCCACCCCTACGGACTTGATTGGGCGCACGGCTGGACGGCAGTTCATGGAGACTCTTTCCCTCTTAGCCAAGTACCATCACAAACGGCGTTAAATGGGGCTAGGAGGCTGGGCAAGAGCGTAGTTTGTGGTCACACCCACAGATTAGGGTTATCAGCCTTTACAGAGGCTTCCAGAGGGCAATTAGGGCGTACTGTATGGGGATTAGAGGTCGGAAATCTCGTTGATCTAGCCTCAAGCGGCATGGCGTATACAAGGGGCTACGCTAATTGGCAGCAGGGCTTCGCAGTAGCCTACGTTCAAGATCGTAAAGTGCAGGTTATACCTATACCTATCAATAACCATTCATTTATCTTTGAGGGTAAATTGTATGAGTAGGCAGATAGATTATGAGCCTAGGGATATAGACGAACAAATAGACGCCTTTGATGAATTAGGGCTTTTGTAACAAAACTGTTATACAACACGCCGGCACCGATCTTGATGGTGTCGGTTAAGTCTGTCATCCTTCTCGTATCCAAGTTAACGGACTTGGTGTAAACGAAAGGTATGAGATGAAGGTTACAGCGCAAGACTTTGAACGGTTAACTACTTGCCAGATGGAGTTTGCTGGTAATGATGGCTGGGTTGAGCAGATTAACCGTTTTGATGAGGAAATCAACTGGAAGCATAAATTCATTTACTGGGTGGATACCTACGTAAGTGCTTTAGTTGCTGTTCAATACTTAGTAGATCAAAAGTTTGACTACTCAATTTCCTATGATGAGGCAACTGCCGATTGGGTTATCACTACTGATTACGCCGGTTCATGGGTGACAGTATGAAAATCAACGGAGTTACTATTTTGTGGTTCATGATAGCCACCGGCTTATTAGCCTACGCATTTAGTCTATGGCAGAAAGAGATTTACAATCGAGGTTATTGGCGTGGTCGTGCAGTAGGTTGGGATATGCACCGACGCATGATTAATATAGAAAAAGAGGTGGATAAGGTGTTTGACTATGAACAGAACTGAGGATTTATTTGACGAGGTAAGAGTTACCTTGTCGCAGAGAGGCAGCGTCTATGGTTCAAGCAGAACAAATCACGAAAGAATCTCTGAACTATGGAGTGCCTACCTTGGCGATTACATATCACCAATGCAGGTCAGTATCTGTATGCTGCTTGTCAAAGTCAGTCGTCTCACAGAGTCACCTAATCATCTCGATTCAGTTAAAGACGGAATTGGCTACCTCGCAATATACAATCAAATACTCAAAGAGTATGACACAGAATACAAAGGTGAAGTAGATGGCATTTAATATCAACGACTATGAAACGGTAGAGGTGAGACTTGGAAGGTTTATTTCTGACTATCCTGATTTTATGGTGCATACGGAGTTGCTGGAGAATACTGAAAAACGCTTTATTGTTCTTGCCAAGATTTTTAGAACATGCGTTGATAGCCAGCCGTACGCTACTGGGCTTGCTTACGAAATCATTTCGGACAGAGGTGTTAATTCTACGTCTGCGCTTGAAAATGCGGAAACGTCCGCAATTGGAAGGGCTTTGGCTAACGCCGGATATGCAGCAAAAGGAAAGCGTCCAAGTCAAACCGAAATGGCTAAGGTTATTGCAGCCGAACAAAAGCCGCTAACCTTTAAGGAGAAACTTGAGTCACGCCAGTCAACTTTACCTGCGGTAGCAGAACAAGTTGCACCTTCAGAGCCTCAGCCTGTCTCTTGGGGTATTGGTGATGCGGTCAACGCAATAAGCAATGCTAAACCAAAAGAGCCAGAACCTTGCGAGCATGGACATATTCTCAAGCAGGGAATTTCAAAGGGAAAGGGAAAACCGTACTACGGTTATGTATGCAAAAAAGGCGTAGATACGCACGCTAAATGGGCTAAGCAAACAAGTAACGGAATCTGGTACTTCGACGAAGGGTATGAAAATGGGTGAAATGGAAATGATTGACGAACATGGAGTAAAAGCCACGTTCAAAGATGATGGAGTGCATTTAGATATTGTTCCTTTATCTGAGTGTTGTGAAATGTGCAACGACCCAAGAATGATTGACATGAATGGCGTTAAGGTTTGTCCTCAATGCAATAACGTGAATCACATTGATTACCCACATGTCAACCCAGTCACGTAAACATAGGGGTTACCGCACTCAAAAGGTAGTGGCTGATTACCTAAAGCAGTACTACCCATACGCAGAATCTACTGGCGCAGGTCGTCAGGGGAGTGACATCCTAGGCACTCCCTTTGACATAGAGGTTAAGGCTGTAACTAAATTCAGCCCTTTAGGCTGGATAAAGCAGATAAAAGAGCGTAAATCCGATAAACTTGCCTTCGTGGTTCTGCGCTGTAATGGTCAAGGCGAGAAAGCGGGCGATTATGTCGTGTTGCTACCTCTACAAGACTTTATGAAGGTGTTAAATGGTTGAACCGATACGCTGCACAAAATGTGGGGCATGGATGATGGAAGGTTTAACCTGTTCGATATGCCAAAAGATCAATGCCCAGAGTGCTTAAGGTATAACACCGGCACTACCCAATATAACAAAGACTACTTTCATGAATGTAAAGATTGCGGACATGAATGGAGTGAGGGTTATGGATAAGCAATCAACTGACATAGATTGGGCTTATCAAAATGCCCTTAGAGAGCAATGGCTCAAAGATCATCCAGAGGCAGCATACATAGGCTGGACTTCAATATAAATCACATAGTGTGGCATAAATCACATCTCATATAATGAGACGATAGGAGAAACCATGCGTAACCGATTTGACAAGGCGAGTACGCTTCAAGCGTGTGACGCACCTAAAAGTGCGAACGCAAGCCCCCAGAGGGGATGGCTTGCGAGTTCGCCGCTTGTAGCATTTGGGGTGTGTATTGTCTTAATTGCATTAAGCCTTGAGTCAAAAAAGATTGATTCCGTTCAAGCATTAGAACCTAAAAGAATGATTACTTACAAAGAATATGCAAAACTAAAGATAGAGTCCATAGAACAATATAAATGCCTTAGTTCGTTATACGGTAAAGAGAGTGCTTGGAATAGTAAAGCAGTAGGAAACCTAAATGGTACTAAGCGTGTATACGGTATACCTCAAGGTAAGAGTGAGTATTTACGTACTGCTAATGGATATGAACAGATAGACTGGGGACTGTCATACATAGCCCATAAGTTTGGCATTGATGATGATGGTTATATCAATGCCTGTAAAGCCTATAAGCATTGGCAACTAAAGGGATGGCATTGACAAACAAAGCATTAGGTACGCAGCAATGGAAGGACTTACGCCTTA